TTTGAAATCGGTAAACTCAAAAACTTTTCACGGGCTTGCGGGTCAAGTTTGTCACAAATCTGCAAAAGCATATTTGCAGTAACGCCATCAACAATGAAACCGTCCATTTTCCCATGCTGCCGGTCACTGACAATTTTTTTTAGGAATTGATATTTTTCCGAAGTCGATGCGTTTTCTTTTGTTTCATTCTCCGCCCGCCATTGGCTGGAGTACCGGCACGACGTTGGGTTATAGGTGTTCATTCCATCACCTTTTGCTTGAGCCATTCGGTCGCGCGTTCTTTTGCGCGAAGTCCACTAAATGTTTTCTGATCCCTTACGCTTTCCCCTGTTGGTTCTCCATGCGCTTCCGTAAAATCAACAACAAACGCATAATAAATATCACTTTCGGGATGATTGCTTAATCTGCCAATTCTTTTCCTGACCCCTGGATATGGGCTTTTTCGTTCGGCAACGACTTCGACGGAATTATAAAAGCGTTTCAATTCTGGACTCCATTGGCTGGAGTACCGGCACGACGCTGGGTTATAGGTGTTCATTTTTCGTTTCCGTTTGCGAATGTTTATTCGGGAATGATTTTTGCGCTTTTGATAACCTTGATATCGTCTTCAAACAATTTTAATTTTTTATGTAGTTCGCGCTGTAGTTTGTCTTTTTGCCCAGCATTTGGCATATCGTAGATTTCTTCCTGCGCAGATTTTTCCATTTTATATTTTTCTTTTTCGACAACTTGAATGGTTTTTTCTTTAACCTGCCTTGCTTCGTATTCCGATTTAATTTTATTCCAATTGGGACTTTGAAGGGCCAAAATCAATGGATCGACCGCCTTTAATTTATCTACATCAAAATCAAGTTTCCATGTCCCCTTATATTTGGGGCTGAAATTTTCGTGCCTTTCATTACAATTGGCATTATCCGCGCGTTTAAGTTCCGATTCTTTTTGACCCAAAACATCGGTATCCACAAAACATTTCCAAGTTTGATGCCATTCCATGATTAAAACTCCACTATTGGGGATGCCGTACACCGGCAATTAAAATCTTCGCCGGGATGCCCGCGCCTGCCGGTGACTGAATCGATAATCGGCGGATTCAACCAATCAAATACCCGGTTGTTCAATACCTTGTGCGAATGTCTAACTGCGCCGTCGCCTACCGTCTTCCAGCGATATTTTTCAATCCGGCTGGCCCGGTACTGCGATTCTTTCAACTTTGCCGTGTAAAGAGCCGTTTCCTGTCGTGCAATAAATTTAGCACGACTTGTTCCGACATGAAGCCTGCCGTTGATTTTTTTGATCAGTTCGGCGCGCGGGCGGCCAGAAAAAACATGCTGTTCGACCATTTCGCGCAGCTTTTGAACCTCTTCCGCAGCAAAGTAATTCATGGATTCATTTACGTTGTCATAATAGCTTCGATCGAGCGTCAATCGAATCGGTTTAGTTGTTGTTTCGACGTAATCCTGATCCACATATATGCGCTGTTCCGGGGTCAACTTGGGTTGCACCGCCATCGGTTTGACAACGGTTTGCACGAATGCCTGGGTTGTACGGTCGGCGGTCTTCGCTGCAAATCGTCCAAGATCAATTGCTTTGACACGTTCCATCATGGCACCGGGCATGTCCCGCAGAATGTCCATGTACTTTTGAAACAAGTTTTTCGTCATGGCTTGGTTTGCCTGAACCGCAAGTTGCAATTCGGTCGGCATCCGGGGAACCGGCAAGTTCCATGATTGCGTCTTTTTGTCGAAGGTTGCGCCCAGTTCTTTCAGTTCGCGCGAAAGCCTGGCATTCCATTTTTCGGCAACAAATCCCGTTCCGGTGTACGAAATCTTGCCTTTACGCAACCCGTCAAGTAGGGCCGTGGTCGATTGGTTGGTTGTGGCCGTTTCGTATTCTTCGGTCAACGGATCGTATAAAACTTGCTTGATGGCGGCGGCAAGTTCGCGTTCCAAAGGAACCGACCACGCCGGTTTTGGTTCGATTGGTTTCAGTTGTTTCTTCATTCGTCGCCGTATCCGCCCGCCGCCGTTTCTTCAACGTCTTCCGGGCCAGCTTTCATATCGGCCATTTCTTCCATCGTCACAGCTTCGTTCGGGTCGATATCGACCGCAAAAACCTTGGCGGCGTTGATTTGGTTTACCGTTGCTTCGCTCGAAAGAATACCTGCGCGGTGCGCCTCAAGGCATCTTGCAAGCGTTGCGGTTTTCAATTCGGATTCCTCTTTATTGGTCATGATTCGCAGCGGCTTGTATTCAAAATTCAGCGAATCCGGTACATATCCGAATACCTTTTGTGAACAAATTTTCAGCATGAGTAACAAGCCCTGCCGAATTTTGGACCTGATTTCTGTTTCGATCATGGCATTGTAATTTTCAATGTCATCTTCGCCGCTGTTGAATCCGGCGGCGGATATGCCGAATAGCTTCGTCATAGGCATGCGGCATTCACTCGCAAGGTCAATTCTGATTTGGGCGAGTACATCCGACAGGCCGCTGTATTGCATCATCTTTTGTTCGTAATCGTCTTCCTTGTCGACAACCAAGGCATTTTGGTAATCCTTGATCTTGGCGGCGGCATTGATGCGCCTGGCCGTGATTTCTGCGCCGTCACGGGAAGCAATGGCAGAGTTAAAGCCTTGAATTTTGAATACGTCGATTTTGGCTTCGTCCAGCAACTCGAAAACAACATCTTGGTGTTTCAGAAATTGGTTGTATGGGCGCACAAGTCTTTCGAGTTCAGAAACGCCCCAGCCGCCAAATTGCCCCCGGATCAATGACGGCGCAATTTTGCCGTTCAACTTGATGACATGGGACTTGTGCAAAACGTGGCCGTAGTAGTTAAACGGCGTATCCATTTTGTCAGTCGTGAACTGATCAAGCGATGACATACCGCCCGGCATGTATGACATTTCCCAGCGGTCGGCGGCATAAAATTCGATTGGGGTCGATTCGTTGATCGCCTCGATGCGGAATGGTTTGTCAGTCGGTTGCCCGGAATTTATGATGATTGCTGCGCCGCCGTATAGCCGCGACCATTTCAAGGCTTGGGAATACGTCAACAAAATGTTGTGTTCGTCAAGATATTGAATCAGCTTTTTCAAATCGGCGTCATCGAATTCGTCGCACAAAACGGTAATTCCGCCCCGGAACGCATCGTCAACGGGTTGATCCACAAGTACCTGAACAATACCGTGTTCCTGATATAGTTCAGAAATCAGGGAACGGTTTAGAGTGACCGATGACCAGCGGTTATTCCATGCAAGGGTATTTGCTTTTGATAGTTCCGATCCCCAGAACGGATCGGACATGCCCCCGATGCCAGCGACAAGATCATTAAGGCTATTCATTCGCTTTTGTTTCGGGGTCTCTTTTCGTTGCTTGGGCATAACCTATCCTTGGTTGTCAAATGCCATTAGAATAAACTAAATCACGCCAGAATCATATATGGTCGTTTTGCGCTTGATCAAGTGACTGAGCGAATACCGGATTGCGTCGATGATATGGTTTTTTTCATCCACGACAACCGGCAAAATTTCATCCGTCTTTTTATCCACCTTGAATTTGTATTGATTGAATTCCGCCAAGGTGTTTTTACACCGGGGATGAATGATGATTTTGGAAAAGCCGCGCATGTACTCGATGCCGTCTTCGACTGATCCCTGCCATTTTGGGGCAGCTTCGATGTTCCAACCCTGATGCCGCAGGAATGAAATCGTTTCCGGGCGGGAACAATCGCCTAGTATTTTCCATTGGCGCGCGCCGGGGACTGCGCCGAAGAATGCGGGCAATTCTGTAATTTCTATTCCGTGGCCGTAGGCTTCATGCTCGATAAATAGATTTGTACCCCGAACAAAACAGCGCACAAGGGCGGTCGGGTCTTTTGCAAAGCCCCAGTCAGCCCCGAACCTGAGCGTTTCCCCAGGCATCGCCTCAAACTCTTCGACCGAATACTTGCCCTTGAAAACAATCGCATCACTGTATTGGAGCGTTTGACCTTCCCAAACGTGAGTATATTTATCGTAATCGGTCGCCTTACAGTGTTCCATTTCCAGCCGCAGAACGTCGGGGAAATGCGGATTGTCATACCAATTTACCTTGCGCACCAAACTGTTTGGCGGCGGGTTTTTTATGAACCGTTCGTAGGTCGGATCGGTTTCAAACGCTGGGTTGAACGTAATGATGATTTTGGATTCGGGCTTACGAATGGTCGGAATCAATATATCCCAAGATTTCGATGAAACCCGTTCGGCCTCTTCAATCCATACGATATCAACACCTTCGGTGGACTTGATCGCTTCGATATTATGAGCAAGCCCCTTGAATATGAAACAACTGCCGTTGCCAGCTTCAATGGTGTTGTTTTTGATCGTAAAGTATTTGGAAAGCCCAAGATTATCAATGATATCGGACAACAGGGCATGCACTGAATCGCTGATTGAATTCTGGAACTCGCGGGCGCACAAAATCCTGATCGGTGATTCCAAGGCTTTGCATACCAGATACCGGGCGACCGAATGGCTTTTACCTGAACCCCGTCCCCCGTAAAAGACGCAGTACCGGGCGGGTTTTACAAGGTTTGCGAAACTGCTAGGAACTTCAATCTTGATCGGATTTGTCATGACCGGCCACAACGAATGTCACGGCGGGGGACTCAATCTTGCCGCTATGATTGATGTTCTGATCAATCTGATCGCCGTATCCGTATTCGCGAAACCTGGTCGCCATTGCGTGCTTGGCTGCGGCAGAATTGAAATTGGGGCATTCTCCAGCGGCCCCACGTTGCTGCAAATCTTCCCACCATTTCAATGCAAGAACCTTGCCAACTTCCCAAGCGTGCAAAAAATTTGGATATTTTTCGGTCCAGTTATATAAAGTCCGGCGACCAACTCCAATGACTGCGCCGCAGGATTCAAATGATTTTCCTTCGGACATTCTATTTAATACAATTTCGCAATACTCCGGCTTGAATTCTATTGAAGGGCGACCAACCGGGTTTTTTTCGCGTTCAACGCCGACTTTCTTTTTTTCCTTCGTCATGACCATCAAGCCTCAATAATGGTTCATACAAAATAGCAACAGCTTCAATTGAGCGTTCAA